CTCCTGAGGGGTGTGGCATTGTGATCCTTTCACCCTATAGCTTAGTTTGTATTATAAGAATACGTTTTAGCCTATAACTGAAAGGACATGCATGACACCAAACCTGGAAGTAGTCTACCACTACATAAGGGCCGAATATGGCTTACCTATTGGGGTTACCAACTGTAGGCGCATTTCAGGCAGCCAGACGTATAGCCAACACTCGTGGTCTAACGCGGGTGACATCTACACCACTAACCGAGACTTACAAGATCAGATTAAAGCTGATCTGCTCGAACGGTTCCCTGACCATGTCAGGAACGTGCTGTCGTGGCGTTACAACGCCGCGCATTGGAATCATGTACATGTCGACATGTGGCCGAAAGGCTGGCTCATTCCGCCATGTGCGGGTGGAGCTCAAAGAATTAAATACAAGGACGGGACCGTCGAGTACGCTCCCTTCCCTTTAACCATTAAGGAGGATGATATGCCCCTAAACGAATTGGACAAGACAACAGTTGATATCGCTTACGCACTAGGAGCTGCTGGGCAACGTACCTACTGGTACGGGCTGGATCGCGACTCGCAAGAGTTTAAGGACCTGGCTGCAGCCGTGAGACGAAACGCGAATACTATTCTCGATCGTATCACTGATCTCGAGCAGGGCGGAGGTAATGTTGCTGTCGATCCCATCGCACGTAACAATGTCAACGCAGCCCATGATCGCCTAGACAAGCTCCATACCGTCTAATGCGCACTCACATGACGCCGCTCACGCACTGCAAGACAGTGAATTGTCGCGAACCCATAACCGTTCACGAGGTCATCAGCGAACAACAAGTTTCTGAGTCCCCTCAACATATCGTCGTAATCTACAAGTGTGCCCTGTGCGGGCGCACAGATAAGATGGTGGGCACCCACGAGTCGTGGGACGAGTTCACCAGCGAAGCGAAAGAGGTCGACAATGACCTCGAGGTCGCTATGACCGCCGCAAGCATTGAGGTTGATGGCATTGAAAGTGCGCACGACTTAGAAGTACTGTGGCGCAGCTATAAGCGCCCCCCTATTTTAGAAGACCGTATTGGCATGTGTGATTGTCCTACATGCAGAAAGAGAGACTATTTTGGCACAAGGTAGACGTTACATTGACCCCTCAAAGAAGCTCGAGTACCTCGAGTGGCTTATGACCCCGCCAGGTGACCGCGAGCCGCCTACCAAGGAGGCGATGGCGGAGCACCTAGGCATATCGTATAGAACCCTTTATAACTGGGAGTCTGAGTCTGAGTTTCAGGAGAAACTCAGGACCTTAAAGTTAGAGTGGGGAGCTAGGTGGTACCCTGACATTCTAGCCCAGCTCTACGACACGGCTATGAACGGACCACCCGCCCAGTCTAACGGGGCCATCAAGATACTCCTCCAGCACATCAATATAGGTGACGCTGAGAGAGATGACACGGAGTACTCCAGCGAAGAGCTCGAGAAGCTCACTGCGGCCCTGAAAGAGATAGGTTACGACGTAATTGAATAAAGAAGAGATCATGGGCGCCAGTAGGCTCTCTAAAGAGTTCTGGTTCTCCAACTACTACTACATCCCCGTTGTGGGCAAGGGCCCTCAACTGTTCGTGCCCCGCTCCTACCAGAAGCACGTGTCCAAGCGCCTCCACGTCAACAAGCTTGTTGTGGGGCTCAAGGCCCGTCAGATTGGCTGGACGACGATCGGAGTGGCTGACGCCCTCCACGACGCCCTGTTCAATGTGGAGCACCCGTGGCTGTTCGTGTCACGTAATGAGGGCGCGGCCATGAAGATGCTTGACAAGGCGAAGTACGCCTACAACCGTCTACCCTCGTGGATGCAGGATGAGCTGCCCAAGCTCGTCTCCTACACGCAGACCATCATGACGTTCGACAACGGCTCGTACATTGAGTCGGTGCCTGCTACGGCTGGCACGGGTCGTGGTGACTCCGTGTACGGGGCTCTGCTGGACGAGTGCGCATTCATGGAGTATGCCGAGGATATTTGGGGGGCCGTCGAGCCTCTCGTGTATGGCCCTGCGATGCTCTTCTCTACCGCTAACGGTATGGGGAACTTCTTCCACGACGTGTGGTTGGACTCCCAGGAGAAGGGCACTGTGTGGGAGGGCATCTTCTACCCGTGGGACGTGGTGGAGAGCCGCGACGACGATTGGTATGATAGGGCCCGCAGGTCGTTCAAGGGCCGTGAGTGGCTGTTCTACCAGGAGTATGCGTCCTCGCCTGAGGAGGCGTTCGCTAAGTCGGGAAGAGTGGCATATGGTGAGGAGATTGTACAGGACTGTTTTGAGGAGATTGAGCCTTACGCCAAGTATTCGTGGAATATTGGTGAAGGCGCGAAGGAGATTGGTTTGAATGAGGAAGCAGATATCGAAATTTTTATGTGGATACCCCCCGAAGTCGTTAGGGGCGAGGACGACCGTCCCGTATGGAAACCTAATTTTGTGGTTGGTGCGGACGTCGCTGAAGGCCTTGAGCATGGTGACCTTACTTACGTTACGATTTTTGATGCGAATACGGGGGAGCAATGTTTTTCAAGCAAGAGTAACATCCCTGTTTCTTATCTGGATGAGCTTATTGATTGGGCGGGGCATGAGTACTTCAAAGCGCTGGCTATCATCGAGCGTAACAACGCAGGTATATTGCCTTTGGACCGTCTCTATAGGGACAGGATTTACCCGCGCCTCTATCGCATGGACACTATCGCAGAGTTCCGTACGGGTGACCGTACTCCGAGGTATGGTTGGATCACAAGCCCCGCCACCAAGCCCAAAATGGTCAACGACTTTTATCAGGCTCTGGCCGAGGGTAAGGTGCTTCTACATGACCCCGAGTTCATCATCGAAGCCAAGACGTTCATCGCGGACGGGAAGGGGTCTTACTCGGCCACCGCAGGGCGGCATGACGACGTTATAATGGGCACGCTCATCGCTTACCAGGGGGTCCTCGACTCGCCGAAGTATCCCATCGTGTGGAGGGATGAGACTGTCCACGCACCTACGCACGGTGAGGTGGACGCCCTCATATTTAGAGACAAGACAGTGTATGCGGCTGACCTACTCGAGAAGCCTCTCGGGCAGGAGGACGTCGAGGGTCCTGTGAGGACTCTCATCTTCACTGAAGGGAACATTAAAAAGAATACAAAATAACCTATAGATAGGAAGTGATACATATATGGCATTTGCACACAACGACCACTTAAAGCAAGGCGGCAAGCACGCTGGGCAAGGCGGGGGTAAAACCCGCAAGAACGGCTCGCAGTACGAGCAAGCTACTAGTGGTGGTGCTGGTGACTCACGCACTCCGCCCTCGCAAAAGGGTGGTAAGCTTTCAGGTGGAGGCACTCCAGGCATGGTCCGTCAAGGCCCATCCCGCATGGACGGCCACGACCACCTGACTCCGCATCCCAATATGACTGACACGACACCCGACAAGGGTGCTTCGGGCAGTCGTGATGGTGTGAGTAACCGCACGTTCAACGCTGGTCCTGGTAGATCAGGCAGTGACAAAGAACAGCAACCTGGACTCGCCAATGCTGGCAAGGCCCAGAAGTCTGCCGAAGGTCTTTACTACGGTAAGCCTTCCAAAAAGCATAAGTAGTATGTGTGAAATAGAAGGCTGTGATCGCGAAATCAATCGCGACGGCCTCTGTTTCCCGCATAAGCTGAAGACGATCAATATGGACATTGATCATCTTCGACGTGACAATAGGGGCAAGGGCCCTGCGGGTAACTTGGGTGATAGAGAGTATGTTAAACAGATGTATGAGAATCGCAGAGCTGCGGGTATGGCTGACCCTGAACCTGCGAACGCGAAAGCGGCACGGTATGCTCCTGCTGCTGGCACTAGCGGCGGCAAGAAGTATCGCAAACAGAATGGAGGGCTATAATGCCTGAGAACATCGGTTATGCGAGGCCAGGGAAGATACGCTCTAGGCTCTCGAAGGATATGGCAGAGAAGCTCAAGGGTGCGCAGACGCGCCTGCTCGTAGGCCAACGCTTCCGTCAGAAGGAACGCGAGGTTGACTGGATTGAATCCTACAACCAGTACATGGCGAAGGACCGCTGGCAGTCGTACAGCACTGAGGACAAGACTGCTGACCTCGTCAACATCAACGTATCCAAGTCCACGATTGACACCCTCGTCCCCTTTGTGGCTGACGAGGACCCCAATTTTATTGTAGAGCCTGACTCGGTAGATGCCTCCGAACAGGACGGTGTCGTCCTCGGCACCTTCATGAACCGCATCTGGCGGTCCAAAGAGGTTAACGGTAAGATAGCTTTAGCCGATGGCGTGTTCGATTACCTCGTACTAGGGGATGGCTTTATGAAGCCAGGGTACGAAATCGTTGACCGATCCACCTACGACGAAAACGGTAACGTGGTAGGAGAGGGACGGGTAAAGGTCGCTGAATTCACAGTTGACCGAATCTCCTCCTGGGACGTATGGATTGACCCTTACTCTGACGGTCTCCATAACGCCCGATGGGTCTGCCATCGGCTACTCCTCCCCGTCCACGAGATGAACGAGGATGAGCGTTACAAGCTTGCAGGCGCCGCCGATTTCCAGGGCACTCACTTCGATGACAACTACATGTCCCCTGAGGACAGGGAGCGTACTGCTGAGTTCCAAGATTGGATGACGGTCTACGAGTTCTACGACATCAAGGAGAGGTGGATGATGGCCTTCTTGCCTGGTGGCAACACGCCCGTCAGGTACGTGGAAGAGATCACTAACCCTATCATCCAAATCCCCAACTACCGCATTCCCAACTCCCCATACCACATGGGGGAGCTCGAGCACATCCGTTCCTTGCAGCTCGAGATTAACAAGACCAGATCACAGATGATGACTCACAGACGCAGGAACGTCATGAAGTGGGTTATTAACGAGGCTCGCCTCACCGAGGACGCCATCGAAGCCATGAAGAGCGCTATCGTGAATGACGTCATTAGGGTAGAAACCAACGAGCCCATTGAGAACATTATCCAGGCCATTGCACCACAGCCGCTATCCCAGGACTCTTACGCCATAGACGACCGCCTACGGGCAGACGTGAACGAGCTTACAGGCGTGAACGAGTATCTGCGCGGCACACCCCAGAACATCAGCCGCACGGCTACTGAGGCGTCGATCATCGAGGGTGCCACTAACACGCGCACCCGCCACAAGCTACTCCAGGTGGAGCTGGCCGCCAAGCAGGCGGGACAGGTGTTGCTGGACATTATCCGCGACGTCCTCCCCCTTACCAGGTTCGAGGAAATGACCATGTTCGTCACGGGCAAGGACGCCGAGAGGCTAAACAGGACTGCAGGCATTGAGCCCCAAACCCAGCCTGCCCTTCTCACACCTAACCCAGAAGTCTTTAAGGGCCGTTACCGTGTGGAGGTGGAGCGCGGGAGCACCGAGCTCCGCAACCCCCAGGTTAAGGCCCAGCAACTCATGCAGATGACCCAAATGATGATGGGCGCCACTGAGGTGCTCCAGCTCTACGGGGTCTCATTCAACCTGAAGCGGATGCTTGAGATGTGGTTCGAGGCCGAAGGGATCAAGAACATTGAGGAACTCTTCGAGCAGGATGAGCAGCAGGCCGCAGGCGCACAACTGGCTATACAGGAGCGCCAGGCAGGCATCGCAGCTCAGCAGCAGAGCGGTGCAGGGCCCCCAGGTGGAACACCTGCGGGACAGCCCAACAGGGCCACAGCTCAGCCCCCGTCAGAATTAATTAATGCAGGGAACTCAGGCACGTTGCCTCCGTCCCCGCAGTAGAAAGGAATGATATAATATGGTAGATACAGTTCAAAACTATGATGATCACATCACCGCCTTGGCGGATAATACTGGTGGAGACATCACAGCCAACACTATCCGCGACATAGTCGAGACGTGTCACCCCCCCTACTTCGGTAGTGAAGGTGGAGATACGGCAGATTATTTGTGGGACGGTGACCTGTCAGGCTTTACGGAACTCGATGTCACAGGGACAACCACCTGGACCGAGAGCCGTGGGAGAGTCTCGTGTCTAGTCAACGGCACGACTGCTGGCGACACTAACGTACAGCTCAAAGCTCGTACGTTCACTGCGGGCGATGCATTCGTTGTACCCATCTTGGGCTTGTTTGCCCCTGATGCTGCAGCGGGTGAAGTTGCTGCTGGACTCGTCTTCGCAGACGGTGCCGTGGCTGGTTCCAACTGTGTGATCGCGAACGTCAAGTTCGTAAACGTCGCAGTTGGTGCTGACCTGAATGCTGGTTATATCCTTGAGGGGTCACATGGCACCTTGACAGCGAATACGACCGTTCCTTGGTCGTCTGACGCTGAAGGTGGCCCTGGGCCACTGTCAATGGTGTTCTGTAAGATTGTGTTTACGTCGACCTCGGCGTATACCGTTTCTTTCTCTCCTGATGGGATTACTTACTCTTCGTTTGGTGAGGCAGCCTTTGACCCCACCATGACTACTCCGACTCATGTCGGTCTAGTGTGCTGGAACGAAGGTGCGGTTGACGCAATCGTGACATTCGGCCCACTCATGAAGGTGGCCTAATGGCTACTGGAACATACCCAGAGTTTGGTAAATCGTTCAACTATGCGTTCCTTTCGAGGCCGCTAGGTCGACAGATTTCTGCTATGGCATATAAGCCACGTCTGCGCCCAGGTGCAGAGTACCCTGATTGGGTTATGAAGAAGATGCGCAGGCATCCTTCACAGGCTGCAGCCATAGCGCACGCATTTCATAGAGGTACACTGAAAAATCAATAATACAGTTTTGCCTATATGTGAAAGGAGTCATATTAAATGACTGAAGAAACCGTAGGACTCTCATTCCAAGAGGCCTTCGAGGAAGCTCAGAAAGAGGAGACAGAGGTTGCAGCCTCCACTCCCGCGACACCTGCTAGTGAAGCACCTGAGGTAATCGAGGCATCAGACGGAGAACAACCTGCTGTCGAGACAGAAGCGGAGGCTGGCCTGTTTACAGGCCTCGCTCCTGAAAAGGCCGAAGACGAACAACCCGAAGGGGACTCGTATGAGGTGACAGTGAACGGAGAGACATCACAAGTGTCTCGCCAGGAACTAATAGACGGGTATCAGCGTCAGGCAGACTATACCCGTGGTACGCAAGAACTTGCGGCACAGAAGAAAGCTAACAGAGATGCACAGACGTTGTGGGAGGCCCTAGAGGCTGACTACGCGGGGACTGTACAAAACTTGATGCGTAGGAGTGGACAGACGGGAACCGTGCAAGCGGCCCCTGAGACCGCTCCAGACATCGAAGCTATTGTGGAGGCCAAGCTAGCTGAGAAGCTAGAGGCCAATCCGCGTCTTGTGGAGTTGGAGAATAGGGCCCTTAGGGCAGAACTGGATGTGGCGTTTGACGAAGCGGCTGAGGTAAATAACCTCGAGCCCTTCTCGAGTGCTGACAAACAGGTCATCCTTGAGAACGCTAATGCGATGGGCTCAGCCGATATCGGTTATGTCGTCTATCGTCTACTCCAGCAGAAAGCTGCTCAAGATGGTGCAACGAAGAACGCGGAGTTAACCTCCACGTCGAAGTCGAACCGTTCTGGCAGTGACCAGGACACGGACATTGAGCCCGTGGTGTATAATACTGTTGCTGAAGCCTGGGCTGCTTCCCTTGCGGAAGAGGGAAACCTCTAAATAAAAACACTACAAAGGAGGGACTATGGCTGGCAATGCAAGCTTTGATCGACTGATCACGGCAACGATGGAGAAGTATATACCAACATTGGAGGATAACGTCTTTACATCGAAGCCGTTGCTGTTTGCTATAAATAACTTCGGTAATGTGAAAACTCTCGACGGTGGAACGCAAATTAACGTTCGACTGATGTATGCGGCTACTGGAAACCAGGGCTCATATGCTGATGGAGACACTTTCCTTACCGACGAAGATGAAGGAACAACCGCTGCCCAGTATAGTTGGAAGCAGTACTACACTACTGTGAGACTAGCTGGCATCGACCTTGCTAAGAACCAGGGTCCGTCTGCTGTTGGTAGTATCATAGAAGAGGAACTAGAGCGCGCCGAACTTTCGGCCGCCGAGTCATTTGACGAAATGTTCTTCTCGAACGGTACTGGCAACGGTAGCAAGGACTTTAACGGTCTTGGTAACCTTGTTGGACAGAACACAACCGCTGTAGGAGGCATTACGCCTACTGCTGCGGCTGGTAACTCTTGGTGGGCCTCCACCATTACTGCCCAGGGCGGAACACTTGCCTTCTCTGACATTCGTACACTGTACATTTCACTGTCAGAGGGTAATGACTTCCCGACCAACATATTCACGACAGCTACTGTTTACGCAGTAACTGACGCGTTGTTTACTAGCTCACAGCGGTTCGTTGATCCGCTAATGGCAAACCAGGGATTCGAGACAATTATGTTCCACTCAGCACCAATATCATTTGATACTAACTGCCCGAGTGGTTACATGTACCTTTTGAACATGAAGTATATCACGCTTAATAAGCTTGGTAGTAACTGGTTCAAGGTATCTGATTGGATGGAGCCCGCAAACCAGGATATCCAGATTAAGAAGATTCTTTCTTATGGAGAACTTACCATTTCCAACAGGAAACGGCAAGGACTGCTAACTGGTGTAACCTAAACCATATCCGTATGGCTCGTGGGGGGCTTCGGCCCCCCTCGGGGAAAGAGAGAAGAATGAAAGACAGAAATGCTAGAATTGAAAACAGGAAGAATATAGCGGTTGAGCCCCGCATGACCGTGGAGCAGATGCGTGGCTACCAGGGTGCAGGCGGTGTGTCCCCGCATAAGGGCGTGCCCGATGAGAGACAGAACGCGAATCATGGCGTGCCGTACCACATGCCGTTCACGGGGTCCATCCCCGAGTACGAGGCCCCTGAGAAGCCCAGGTGCCAGGGAACTACAGTGAAGGGAAAGCCTTGCAAGGCGTACTCCGTACGCGGAGACATCCTGTGCGCAGGGCACATGAGAAGTGAACTTAAAGGCAATTAGAGAGAACGTACGCCTCACGACCCTCATCGAGGCTCTCGAGGTAACTAACGCTGAGATAGGGACGCTGGTCAACCAGGGTCTCTACGAGGTTTCGGCCATACACCCCTGGCCGTGGCTGGAGACGTCCGTTAACCTGTCACTGACTGACTCCCAACGGGTAGTCGACCTGCCTGGCAACTTCGACACAGGCATCGCCCTCGTTGATGACGACGTTGACCGTAACATTCCTTACGTGTCCTCAAAGCTCTTCTTCGAGCTAGTCGGTAACGACACGGGCAACGAGTCCGCAGACCCACGATATTTCACCATATATGAGGAGGGTATCTACTTACATCCGATACCGTCCACCACAGACAGCGACAGGATGACACTCTACTACACGACGACCGTGTCGGAGCTGTCCACCGATACTGACGAGCCCCTGTTCCACCGAGCCTTCCACTGGATGCTCGTGGAGTACGTGGCTTGGAAACTATACAACAGGGAGGAATACTACGACCAGAGCGAAAGAGCGTTCATTACCTACTCACGGTATCTGAACGAGATGCTCTCCTTCTACGGTAGGCCATTCAAGGCTGCACCGTTCCGTTGGGGAGACGGTCGCACACCTGGCGTACGCGTTCAGAACATCCCACTGCTAGATGATTTCTAATGCCGAGGTTCATTGATCAGAACCCGAACATACGCGCTGCTGGGCAGAGACACACTGAGATAGAGTCTATGTTCTTGCAGGGCTGGAAGGGCGGGTGGCAACCCGACCTGGAAGAAGCCTCCGTCCAACCCGACGCTCTCCCTGAGCTTCTCAACATGGATTGGACGAAAAGCTACGGCTTGAAGAAGCGTAGCGGGTTCACCAAGCAGACTGCTGACGCTCCCGCACAGCTCACCCTGGGGCAGTACCTGTGGGGGCTCAAGACGTGGAAGGTCGTGGGGTCGGCTACCCTGGTAGACCCCGCCCAGCTCATGGTGTATGCCACGGAGTCAGATGCCTCTATCCTCTACCAGACATCAGCGAAGCTGCTTGATGCATCGCCCACGAACTTCTTGGATGCTGGCGTGGACATGGGTGCTGTCTTGGGTACGGCTAGTAACCGTAACCCTGTAGACGAGTGGCAGATGCAGGCCTTCGTGTTCAACGATATCGCCTATATCACAGGCCACCGTTTCGGCGGCTCTGATGCGGGCGTCTTCACCCTCTCAACTGAGGATGGCACGAGCACGGGACCAACCATTCCCCTCCAGTTCACTATCCAAACCGAGGCCTGGGCTAGGGCTGGTGTCCCCAACCTGACCACAGCGGGCACCCAGACGGGCATCCCTCGTGCGGTATCGGTCGAGGTGGCACATGACCGCGTCTTCTATGCTAACGTCGCATCCCAGAACGTCTATGACTATGGGAGTCGCGTCTACTTCTCTGATGCTGGCACTGCCAACAAAATCTCGGGTGGTGCTGCTGGGTCCTGGCTAACTATTGGCGCTGACGACGGCACGACCATTCGTGGCATGAAGCTCTTTGGTGGGGAAATTATCGTCTTCAAGGAGGAGAGCGTCTGGACGCTGTCAGGTACTGACGAGGACACCTTCTCTGTGAACCTGCTCTCTGACGAGTATGGCTGTCACGCGCAGCATACCATAGGCGTCCACAACGACGTCCTATACTTCATGGACCCGTATGCTGGGGTCATCTCTTATAATGGGGCACGGTTCGAGGTAGTGTCCCGTGACATTAACGATCGCCTATTCGCTGCCCTTAACCGCTCCGCTGGCTTCAAGTCTCAGGGCTTTATCGACAGCGCCGAGGAGAAGTACTACCTGTCCGTCCCCGTAGGCGGCGTTACCGCCCTGCCCACTGACAGGCCCACGACCACGTACGTCTACGATATTAGGTTGAAGGTGTGGACTGAGTATGATTACGGCTTCTCGAGTATTGTGAAGGTTGACGCGACGGTGTCCGTATCTGACCCTGTGGCAGGAGGCGGGCCCCTCTGGGTCGTGGCCCCTGACTCCACTCTGGGTGTGTTCGAGATTAATAGCGGGTTAACAGATAATGGTACACAGTTCACGTCTACTATGCGCACAGCGTTCCTGAACCCTGACGACGTGGACGACGCACACAGGCTGCGTGGCCTGAGCGTCCTGGCTTCTACCACCTCCCCTGCTGGGTCCGTGACGAGCAGCTTCTACCGTGACTTTAACACAACCAATGCGATGTATACTACTGCCTACACCGTGACCGCTGCTGGCAATCAGAGCTGGCAGCATCAGGACCAGGAACAGAAGTCTGATGTCCCGAACTCGCTGCCCGCACTGCAGTCTGTGATGTGGACGTGGCTGAGCGTCAAGCTGAGCCAAGCGTCCAGCACTGATGTAATGGAAGTGATGGGCATTGGGCTGAACTACTCGTCTCGTCCCAAGCGCAGATCGAAGAGGGGTAGCCTGAATAAGGCGACAGAATAATGGCTAGTTCAGTACGTAAGTGGAACTCATTTCGCTTCCCTAGGCGCAGGTTCCATGACGAGACAGTCCTCCACACCAACTTCAAGTACATGGAGGACTTCCTTAAGAACATAGGTGAGAACACGGGGCAGACGCCTGACGTGATCTTTGCCCCGTCTAACAACCCCACTACCGAGCACGGTAACATCTCTCTGCCTGGTAGCGCTGACGATGTCAAGATTCAGACAGAGCTGGACAAGATCGACGCTGACGGTGTCGGCGGGTGGATTCACTTCCTGCCTGGCACAGTCAATATTTCAACCATGCTGGAGCTTACGGCAACAACCGATGACCTGCTCATTACTGGCTCAGGGTATGCGACGATCTGGTCGGCTAGCGCAGTCATGGACTCTTTCATTAACGGCCTGGGCTCAGTCCAGCAGTTCATTATGAGAGACATTACGCTCGACGGCAACTCTAACGCCGTGTACTGTATGGACCGCATGGGCGACTTCCACATCATGGACCGCGTGCAAGTCAAGAACGCCACCAGTCATGGTGTGTTCGTGGGTCCTAATGACGGAACAGAGATCACGAACTGCTGGATACACGACAATGGCGGCTACGGCATCGGAATGTACTACAACCAGTTCTGCAAGATCACTGACAACTTCATCGAAGGGAATACGGATGACGGTATCCGTGTCACACTGAACAACGGCCAGGAAGGCATCATTAGTGGCAACCAGATTCTCAACAATGGCGGATGGGGCATCAACCACCGCCAAGGCAACATACTCACGCATGGTAACGTGCTAGACAACAACACGTCGGGTGACATCACGGGCACTAGCCCCGCACATCACAACTACCTGTCTGCCACCTACACTGCTGGTGACCATACGGGAGTCGACCACGGCACGCTTGCGGGCCTGACGGACGACGACCACACGCAGTACCTACTCGATAAGCTGAGCGGTGGTGTTGCTGCTGAGGTGCCCGTCCACACACATGCCTCCGAGCCAGAGGGTGGTCAGTTCGACCACGTTAACGCTGCCAACATAGGCACAGAGACCCATACAGAGATTGACCAGCATCTCGACCATTTTAACGGTTCTTTCCTAGAGCACTTCGCAGCTACTGTGACCAGCGACGGTGCTACTGTTACTATGGCTCTCGCCAAGACAGGCGGAGGCAACCTGACCACCAGGTTCAGCACTGGCAACGCCACTTATACTGCTGGGAACATTGCGCTGACCGCAGGCACTGACGTCTCTCCACAGGTCAACTATATTTACATCCTGGCTGCTGACTCGACTACGCTCGTCAAGTCCACGAGCGCGTGGCCTGCCACCGAACATATCAAGGTCGGCTTCTTCTTCGTACCTTCTGCTGGGTTCGTGCAGACGAACGGCGTGTACATCAACCAGAACTGGAACGATGCCCGTGAAGACTCCACAGCCCAAGGGCACATGACTCACATAGGCGAGCATCTCCGCCACGCTGGAGCTGTCTACTTCAGCGGCGTTGACGGGAACGGCACGGACGGATACTTCACTCCCACTGCTGGGAACGTGGAACTCATCTCCACGGCTGGGGTAGTCTACCAGCTCCACAAGCATACTGTCCCTGCGTTCGACACGTCCTCGGGGGGCTCGGTGCTCGTCAAGAACTGGAGCGGTACCGCCTACAACGACATCACTAACCTGTACGATATCGTAGCGGACTCTACGGGCTCGACAATTACTAACAACAAGTTCTTTAACGTGGTCATCTGGGGTGTGGCTAACAAGGGTGGCGAGTATGCGCCACGCTTCATCAACTTGCCTAGCGGGTTCTACAACACGCAGACTCAGGCCGAGGCTGATACGAGCGGCTATGACGATTTCACTATCCCTCGAGAGTTCAACAACGATTCGAGCACTGGGTTCCTTATCTGTCGTGTCACTATCCAGATGAAGACTGGTGGGGGCACCTGGGTCATAGCCTCGAGCGTGGACCTGAGGGGACAGAACCCCATCTCTGCTAGTGGTGGCGCTTCCGCAGCACAGGTGGAGTTCCCTGACAACACGTTCCGCATCCAAGATCAGGGCGACCTGACTAAGGAGCTAGCCTTTGAGAGTTCAGGTATCACTACGGGCACGACACGCACCGTAACTGTGCAGGACGCTGATGGTACGATGGCCCTCCTTGGGGGCACTATCGACCACGGTACAGACCTGACAGGTCTCACAGATGACGACCACACACAGTACATGCTGAAGACTATCCTCACGACCGAGGGTGACATCATGTACCGTAACGCTACGGTACCTACACGCCTGGCTATTGGCACTGCGGGCAAGGTGCTGGCCGTTAACTCGGGGGCTACTGCTCCTGAGTGGGTAGATAATCCGCCTAGCTTCCCTGTTGTTCTCATGTTAGGAGGCATGTAATGGCTGTAGCATATAAGGTGTTGGGACAATCCAAGCCGAGCGCGGCGACACAGACGACCCTCTATACGGTGCCTGCGAGCACTGAGGCTATCGTGTCGAGTCTGATTGTGTGTAACCAGTCCGCGGTCGCCACCTCGTTCCGCTGCAACATTGACCTTGGTGGCGGCGGAGACGAGTCCAAAGAGTACATCTACTATGATCTCCCCATTGATGGTAACGACACGTTCATCGCTACGGTGGGCCTTACGCTCGCTACGACTGACCTTGTGCGAGTATATGCTACTCTGGCTACGTTGTCTTTTAGTCTCATGGGAAGCGAGGTCAGCTAGTGTCGCAAGGTTTCGCTAAGAGCGAGTTCGCTGATCCAGGCTGGCAGGACTATACCCCTAGCTACGCTAACCTGACAATTGGCAACGGTACCGTGGTCGCTCGCTATACGCAGGTAGGAACGACCGTACACGTCTCCTTCAGCCTCACGCTTGGTTCGACCAGTGCCGTAGGGACCGCACCCTCAACGACCATGCCTGTCGCTGAAGCGGCTGGTTATATCACCAACCGTCACGTCCTGGGTGGGTCATGGTCCCGTGCAGCGGGTTCCAACCACATAGGGTTTGTGAAGTATACTGGTTCACAGACGGTGCAACCGTACATCTATCAGTCAAAGGCTGCTGCCGACCCTCACTTCCAGCTCGACCAGGGGCTGAGCGCGACGTCACCCGCCACTTGGACTACGGGTGATATTCTCACCATGGACTCCACGTATGAGGCGGCTAGCGCAGTATGAGCCAAGGCAGCGCAAAAGGTCTTTCGATCAATCCAGGCTGGCAGGATTGGACACCCACCTATGCTAACCTCACGGTAGGTAATGGCACGGTGGTGGCACGCTACGCGCAGATAGGCACGAAGGTCACTGCCCAATATCGTATAGACTTTGGTTCCACAAGCGCCATGGGCACGGCCCCAACCGTTTCGCTGCCCGTAACAGCTTCGTCAGCCGTGAGTTACGATTCTAACCGAATCATCGGCTCGGCAATGTTCAAAGAAGCTGGTGGGTCAGCATACTATGGTTCTTCAC